TGCTAGCTCTGCCAGCGTTTCAAAGCCGCGTGATGGTGTAAAACGACTGGCACCTGTAACGCTGCCAAGGTCAATAATGCCGCCTTGCTTTTGAGCAGCAGGCGTTTTTGGCTTTGGGGTTAGCAAATAAGCAACACCAGTCAGCACCAAGCTGATTGCTAAATTAATGAGAATTGGTGCTGCAACTGGAGCGCCTTGAATGTCTGGGATATGGTCATACGCTGCTGGCCTTATGACTCCACGACGTTTTGCCTCAGCCGTAAAAGCTTGATACTCTTCTTCGGTTATCCCAATCGTTGCAATTAACTGCCTTTCGTACGGAAGCAGTGGAACGTCGTAAATAGTCGGGCCGAAGACCATTGAACCTTCTCCGACATTTGATTGACGTACAAGATTCCTGTCTGCCATGTGACTGCGAATGCCCAAGATTGCTGCGGTAGCAGCAGAATGTCACCATCATACGCAGGCTTTTCAACTCGCAAACCCCACCGCATCAAATCCCGGCACACTTCCCATTTGCTTGCCTCATACCAGCTTTGCTTAAACGGTGGCGCGTCAATGCTCATCCGCTCCAATGCTTGGTAGCAAAGATGGATGCAGTCAATGTTGCCGTCACTGCCGTCAGCACCTAACCGATACGGCATTCCAATTAAATCACTGCAATCGGACATTGTTGGATACAGGCAAATTGCCAACCAGTTTGCGCGTCAAAGATCGCCTTGGAATATCCGTTCCAACAGCGTCTAGCACTGAGCTGAGCTGTAAATTCAACGATACATTGTCCCAATTGCCGCCAACTACTTGACCGATGTAACCGTGAACACGAGTATGCGAACCGGTTGCTGAGTCCGAATCAACAATCAAAACGTCTACTTCTATAACGTAATGATCCCTAATGGAAGTAACTGCCCAGCTACGAGTCAAATCATTGTTAGGAAATACTAATGTTGCCTCTAGGCCATCTCCCGTACGATTGACAGTGACTCCAGAAAAGCCAAACGGCACAAACGTATATTTGTTGCTATCGAAAGTCATCTCTTGGCTGATAAAAAAGTTCTGGAACTTAAACTGTATGTTTAGCCCAGAGTCGCTAATTGAGTTAATCCTTGCGACATGACCTAAAGCGTATTGGCTCATATTCCGATCCTCTTGCGGGTGCTGCCACTCATTTGTAAGCGCTTTAATGTTGCCTGTTCACCCTGTTTAGCACCTTGTGTTGCAGCCTGCTGCATTCCATTTTGGAATTGATCCGCAGTCACGTAGTCAACGCTGTTAATCCTTTCAACGGTGTAGCGAACATCAATTGGAGCGGCAACAGCAAGTCCACCACCTCCGCTTGACGCTCCAGAACCACCTACTTCTGGAATGACAGAACTACCGCGACTGCCGCGTGAATAACGCGACATGCTTTCACGCATCTTTGATTCAGGAATGACGTATTCAGGTTCTCCGCCTTCACCAATCAAAGCATTGGTTGGACCTGAAACGTAACCACCTTCTGCCATGGGAAAGACAGAAGGGCTTATTGCATTAAGACCTGTCTTAACAGCAAACTGCAGGAATAACTTGCCAACGTCCCTGAGAACATCTGCAAGGCTTTCTTGTAGGCTCTTAGTGCCTTCAATGGCACCCATGATTCCGTTGACAATTCCATTCTCAATGGCGGTGCCAACTCTTTGGTACAGCTCCTCTAGTTTCTTTGCTTGCTCTGCAGCTGCCTCTGCAATTTCTTTTTCTTTCTTTGCTCGATCTGCCGCTGCGTCTTTTAAAGCTTGCGTGACATTTTCTTGGGCAAATAACGTTTCATACTGCTCTTTAAGTTTGCCTTGTATTTCAGTTGACAATAACGAAAAATCTTCTTCAACGTTTGCCTGATTAATCCTGAGCTGCAACATTTTTTGCTCGTCTGAAGTCAATGCAGTCGCAAGCGTTGTGCGCTCTTTAAGATTTTTGAGAAGGTCAGCAGCAGCTTCTTGCTGTTTTTCAAGATCGGTTTTGCCTTTTGCTTCGCTTTTTGGTTTTCCGTCAAGATTTAAAAGTGTCACTAAAGGCGTTGGCCTAGGCGTTGGCTTTGGTTTTGGTTTTTCAGCACGTTTTTCAACCAACCTTGCTTCCAAATCTGCTACTTCTTGCTGCAATCTGTTAAGCCGAGAAGTATCGGCTGCACGAGCCTCGCCACGGCCTTGCAGCATCATGCGCTCTTGCAAAGCCAAACTTGACTTCTTGGTTGCAAGCGCATTTTCCAGCATTTCTACAGTGCCATCTTTAAGAAGATTGTTGAAATCTTTTTGACCATTAATTGCCTGGTTTAAAGCGTCAGCAATGCCAATAATTCCACCAGCAACAGCTAAAAGTGGCAAACCAATCATTAAAGCTTTGCCAATGCCTAACGCCACATTCAGCGCGCCTTGGGCTGCCGCTGTCACATAAATCTGAGCGCCAAATGTTTTGTAAAGAGCAATCTGAGTTGCTAAAAATGCTGCTAGTTTTGTTGCCTTAAACGCAACAATTGCTTTATTGAGTGCAATGACGCCTGCAGTTATCAAACCAATCTGAATTGCAGCTTGGCCTGCAGGCGCAGGGATTTTGCTTATCTCTTCAAATACTGCGGCTAAAGCATTAGCTGCAGTTGTGGCCGCTGGCTCTAAACCTTTCCCAAGTGCCTCAGCAGCGTCAGAAGCATTTTCGCTGAGCAAATCAAGCGCTCCAGCAAATCCCTTGCCTGCAGCTTCTCCAGCGCCTTCGTATTGGCTTTTTATCGTATCAAGAATTAACGCTTGAGCATTTAGCAAGTTACCAGAGTCAACTAATTTCTTGATGGTTTCTGTCTGCGTCTCGTTGAAAGTAATTCCTGAACGACTTAATGCAGTCAAGCCGCGCTTTGGGTCTTCCAATGCTTTCGCAAGCTGCACAGTTGCGCTTTTAACATCAGAGCCCATGACCTGAGCGATGTCAGCGGCAACCTCTGAAACCTCTGTAAACGAATCAACCGCAATTGCACGGAAAGACGACAAAATATTGAATGACTCAATAAAATCGTCTTGGGAAAATAACGTCGCATCACCTAGTTCGTCAGCGGCTGCTTTCAACTTGTCAAGCTGCTCTGAGCCACCAGCCCCAATACGCTCTAACTGCGTAGCTAAAACTTTTAAATCGGCCTGCCGTTTACCAAAAGTATTGAGAGACTTATTCGCAAGCGTCAACGCACCAGTCAACGCCACCATCGGGCCAACAACACTGCGAAAGCTAATGCCAAACCGCTGGATATTTGCTGTTGCAGTACCAGCGCGTTTGCTTGTCGTGCCGAGAGTTTCGTTTAGTTTTTGACTTGCGCGATTAGTCTGCTGCAACGAAGTAACAGCACTCCGCGCGTCAACCCTCAGCTTGACGTTGGACTCTGCCACGACAGACCATCAGAACTAGGCAAAGTCTACCGCCGACGCATTTTTGCGCGATCCATTGCCCTCTCTTCTCTTTCGCCTTTTGCTTGATAGTACGCAGCAAAATAAGCAAGCTCCGCATCGGTTAACTCCGTGCGAAGCCTGCTTACCGTCATACCTAGTTCGCAGGCCAGAAAAAACTCAAAGTTGAGCCAACTGTCCTGCTTTAGTCGTTTTTTGCTTCTTCTAGGTCAACCTCTTGATTTAGGCCAAACAAAAACAGCTCAACATCATTCAAGACAGACTCAGGAAGCTGGCGCTGTAGCTTTGGTGCGTCAGCAGGCGCAAATGCTTTTGTTCCATCCTCAAGCTCTGCCATCTGACACAGCATCTGTGTGCTGATGTCTAAGGCTTCGTCTGTTCCAGCCAAGCTTTGCGCCTTTTTCCTATCTGCGCGTGTGATTGGCTTGAAATACAAATCAACGACAACTTCGCCGTCTGCATTTTTTAGCTCGAACTTACGACGCTGGTTAAGGTCAAAAGCCTCAACCAGCAGATCAACAGTGCGATTGTTAGCAGGCATTCAATAGTTTGAACGTATCACTCAAACTATAGCCCTATCACTCCAGGTTGGAAGAGATAGTACCGGAGGTCCGGAAGTTGCACGAAGCAACCACTAGCTCACCAACAGTAGAAGTGATCTCCATGTCGGTAATAATTCCAGCAAAGGCAACGCTATCAGTACCTGACGTTGTCCCTGTCGTAAACAACTCAAAGCTGGCATCAGTTGCGTCGTTGACTTTGACTACATCCTCAATCAAGCCAGCTTGACCAGTTGCGTCAGGGTCATACACCAATTCAATAGTGCCAGTGCCCGAAACTAAGCCGCCAACAAAAGAACGAAAGGTTGAACCATGAACCGTGGTTTCATAAGTTTCTTTTGTAGTTGACAGGCTCCAGCTGCGAGTGCCAACAACCGTCGCAAGACTGCCACTGCCAGTTTCAAACTGGACTGCGCCTTGTTCTCCGCGAATGGTCGCCATGGTCAGAGTTCCTCAATGAATTCAAAGGTCACACGGACCTGAGTTTGCAGAAAGCCCTCAGGAGAAGCCGAAGCTATAACCTCTGGACCAGTTGGAGCGTCGAAGTAAACCCCCGACACAATGACCCTATTGTATAGGTCACGAATCCTCTTGGCGATAACGTAATTAGCTCCAGGCCCTACGACTAATGCACTGATAACGTTGATGGTCATTAAACCGACCATTCGGTTCTGGGAGTTGGTCGTCAAGCCTTGACCTAAATACTGGCTAGCACCAAAGCTGACAAGGCATTGCACCCATGAGCTATCAGGCGTTGGCTCATAGGCCATGTTGTGAAACACGACTGGAATCACAGGGCTGCTGGCAAGCTCAGTTGCCAACCTGCCTTCCAATACAGATCGAATGGTGTTGAGGTCAGCAGCAGCCATCAGTTACGCCTCCTAAATGCTGCAATAAAACTAGGCACTTCATTGGTTGCAATTTCTTTGCCAATCAAATCAGGGAAGCCAGGTTGAGTACCTTGCCGTGTTCGATACTTACCCTGCCAGCTTGCAGGCAAATTATTTCCATACAAAACAGGCTCTGCATATTCCACATTGTTTGTGATTTCAGCCTGAAGTTTACCGATGTTTGTTTGCCACGCATTGCGTAGCCTTCCAGTATCAACAGGTGTTTGCTCTTTGACTTGCCTAGTCCAGCTAAGTGCAGCCAGCTTTACAACCTCTTGAATTTCCTCTTCCATCAGATCTGCAATCTGATCGATCCTGATCTGACGTGCCATCGTTATACCCTCAGAATGAGTTCATGAGTGATCGCCGTGTTGTCCTGCTCTTGAGTCACAACACGAATAATCTGATGCGCTACACCTTCGACCACAACACGATCCTTGGTTTCAGGTGCTGCTGGTAAATCTTCAACGCTGACAATTAAACGCTTATCACCAGCTTGAATCAGCTCATTAACCTCGCGGACATTTACAGCCTCAAGCACGCCCTTGACTTCCGTGTCGCTGACAGATTCAGCAACCACGCCAGTCGTGGTGTTGTAGCCGCCAGCTGTAACAAAACGAATTGTCACGTCACCGCCAAGCTTGCCGACGACTTTGCTTGCAGCGTTAACCAGCGACTTAGCAAGTCCCATCAGGCAATGTATCCAATGACAGTGCCAGAAGTCAGCCTGACCGATGTGATCACAAGACCCTCAATACAAGACGACGTATTGAAGTTGATCGCAGTGGCATCGCCTCCAGCAAGGTTTTCGTCAATTCCTTCTGCTGTCAGCGTATGAATCACAGAATCCTCAAGCGCCATCAGCTTCACAAACTTGGCAGTGTGAGTTGCTGTGTTGGTAATGATCGTCGCCTTTGTTGGCTCAAATCCAGATCCGTAACCCATGGTCAGCTCCGTTTGATTGCGATGTTGCCTGGTCCACTGATTCTAAGACCTGTCAAGTACCTTTCAAACATTGG